GAACTTGTGAGCCAAAAACACATCTTGGGTCTGAGAAACCAAAAGAATATCTTTCTCTTGCTTTAAATCTCATATTTCCTGTGTCAAAGTCACCTTCCATCTTAGTAGACATAGGCATTCTTTCGAAATGTAAGAAACCTCTTGGTGCATCAGTCTTAATGAAAAATGCATCAGTGTCTAGTAAGTAATGGTTGACGACATAACCTTCAGGAAGCATTCCCATATTTCTTACTGCGTTTATGTCATTGTCGGCAGTTCCTGGTCTTAGTGTAGACTCTAATATTCTATCAGCTATAAACTGTAGGTTTGATGGAATAATTAGTTTAGTTCCACGTACAGAAACTCTTAAACCACGCTCGTCAACGAAACCAGAAATGTCAATTAAGGCATTCTCCAAACTTGTTTCGTTTAAGTCCGCAGCAGTGCTAGGTTGGTTTCTAAAAGTGCTACCATTTGTTAATGGGTGTGAAGCATTACAAAGGGACACACCGTCACCACCTGTTACTGTTGCATCGAAAGCGTTGTTTAAAACAGATGCTGCTTTTACTTGCTTAGTATTAGCCATACTTCTAGCCAATGCTTTTGTGTATCTTGAAGATAGTCTGTCATACAGATTGTCTTCGATAGCTTCTTCAGTAATTGAGAAAGCCAAAGCAATGGTTTCGTGGTTATACCTTGCGGTAAAAGCTTCATTTGCATCGTCAAATGCAACTGCCGCACCTTCACTTTTTACTGGAGCAGAACCAAAACCTGATAACATTACTTCTTCTTCGAAAGCTCTCTCAGAATTTTCTGTGTCATAGATTTCAGCGTGCTCTTGTTCATATCTCTGATACTCAAGGCCAAATAAGGCATTAAGACCAGGTTCTAGCTCTTTAGCTAATTGTGCTCTAGATATCGCCATAGTTTAATCTCCTTATATACCAGTTGAGTTAGCGGTTGTTTGCGAATCGAAACTGCTTACAGGTGCATTGAAGTGAGCGTTAATACGCACAATCAAAGGAATACCTGCTACAGTAAAATCTGAGTTTTCAGGATCATCCTGAATACCCACAATACGCAAAGGAAAAGTTGCAGTAGTAGCAATAGTGCTCAAGTCTGCAACGGCAGAAGAAATACCTGTTGTATCACTTCCACTATTACCACTAGCGAATTGAACATTAGAAAATACTCCTGCTCTTATTTCTGATTCAGTATCAAAACTTGTTCCACCAGCATCGCCAGCGATAACAAAAAGTTGACTTGGATCATCATATACAAAAGCTTTCACTGGATGATTAGTGTCTGCTCCTGATCCTTGCCAAGTGTTTGAGAAAATAGTTTCTCCAGTGGTACTTGAAACATATTCACAACCGTAAAAAACACCTAATATAGGAACATTACCACCTGCTGCTGCCTGCAACTGATCGATAAAACCTGTAGCTAAAGGAATAACTGCTTGCCCTTGATACAGTTTATTAGTGTTTCCTGCGGCTATTCTATATTCTGTTGTACCAGTGCTGTTTGTATTTTGACCTAATTTTTTTAACGGTCTTAATCCAAACGCTCCATTAGAATTTGCCATTCTTTATCTCCATAAAAAATTAATAATTAGTCCTCACTCTTGCGAGAACCTCCAAAACTTACACGACTTTGTCTTTCTGCCTTGTGTATAGGCATCGCAGGATGCTCTTCACGAGCTAAATCATTATCCACTGCTGTCATTTGATTGCGAGCTTGATCTCGGAAATATTTAGAGCGTTCTTCAACGGTTTCGACTGGTATACGTGCTAAGAGTAATCCTCCAACACCTATAATTCCAGCGTGCTTTCCATCTTCTATGGAAGGTACTTCAAAGTCGGGATATTCGTCCTTTCGAACCAATTCCCAACCTTCTCTTGCCTTCGCTGAGACATTTTTTCGATCGTCAAAACCCATAACTTCGGTTCTTATCCACCTATGTACATAACCCTCAGGTGGTTTGGGTGCATCCAACATGGATGGTGGTTTCCAGGGTGTTCTTCTTACATTATTAGTGCGAGATTGAGCATCTCTGGATGTTCTTGTGTTCTTATTTACTGGACTATTCATTTAAGCCTCCTGTCTAACATATTTTGCGTATTCCTCTAAAGGAACACCTAATCGTTTTGCCATTGCAACCTGAGAAGGCGATAGTCTCACTGTTTTCTTACCTCCTTTGTTGCGGGATTTAGAAGATGTAGCCGAAACTACCTTTTGACTTCCCCCCGTTTGCTTCGTTTGCCCCACTTTATGAGGAAACTCTGCTGCAATTCTTTTATCGAGTTCACTATAGTACTCATCAGTAGTCGGGTCAAACCCTTCATCCTCTACTAATCGTCTATGAATGCCAAATGATGCATATGTCATAACTTCATCTTGTCCAAACCACTCATTTTTAGCTGCCCAAGCCTCTGCTTTAGGGTCAGGCTTAACATTTTGAGCTTGTTGAGGTGGTTGAGGGGGTATTGGTTGTGGCTGATTCGGTACAACAGGCTGTTGATTTGGTTGTTCTTCGGTTTTTTCAACTTTTGGCTTGGTTATTTTAGACTTTTCAACCGTAATTGCCGCTAAATTTGCCTGTGCCTCCACAATTTTGTCCGCATCACCAGATTCATTAGCATCTTTTAAGGCTCTTTTAGCAGATTCTAACTGAGATTGTACTCTATTATTAAATTCTTCTAAATAACCTTTGTCTAAATTATCTAATCGTGTTTTTAAGCTTTCATTTTCTTTTTTAACGCTCTCTGCAAACTGAATAGCGCTTTCTTTTTGACGTTCTTCTTCACGCATTTTGCGTGTCAACTTATCTATCCTGTTTTTTACATTGGCACTATAATCTTCAAGTTCATCAGATTTCTTTTCTTCGGTTGCTTCTTCTTGTTGTGCCTCTACTTTTTCGTCTTTCTTTTCTTCAAGTTCTACTTCAACTTCATTTTCTTCTGGTTTTTGTATCTTTTGTTCTTCTTGCATGATTCTTTATCTCCATGAGTGATGCTATCCTTTCTGGTTAAATATGTTTGATGTCATCTGGTTCTAATATAGTAGCGATTACTTCGTCATCATTTATAATTCTTACTTCACCACCGTCTATTTTAAAACGAGATCCTGCGTAACGACCAATGCAAACCCATTGACCTTCCTTGCACCAAGAAGTTTCTCCTGGTCCAAACTTATTTGGATCTTTGTAAGCCAAAGGTCCAATTTTTAAAACATAAGCTACCACAGTTGCTAGTTGCTCACGTTCTCTGACAGTATCAGGAATATATAATCCTGCGTCTGTAGTTGCCTTGCCCATATATGGCATTACCAATATTCTCCAACCAGTGGGTTGTGGTAATCTATCTTTTAAATTTTTCTTAATTAAACTAGGGTCAAGAACTTTTGTGTCTTTTGGTTGATATAAATTTTCAATATTTACTTGTTTTTCTTTTTTGCCTTTTCTGGCTACGTGTTCTGGCACATAAAGTGTTTTAGTCAAAGCTTTCCTCCTTACTTTCTAATTGATCCTTTATTTCTCTTTCTGCAACTTGAAGACCTTTTAGTTCTCCAACAACTTGTTTATATTCTTCCATCGTTTTAAAAGAACCACCTGTAAGTGAGTCCTTCGTTAATTCTATGCGTTGCTGTATTTTTTTTAAAACAGCGTACGCAAAATTTGTAGAGTCCATTAATAAACTCCAGAAAACTTTCTTCCTTTTACTTGAACAGGAGGAGTACCTTTAATTTCTTGGTTTCTCACTTGCCTGTTCATTTCTACTTTTATATCCTTTGGGCCAGGTGTAATTTCTTCTACTGGGTTAAATGTTTCACGTGAAACATTTCCTGTGATCATAATCATTAATGACCCGCCACGTTTAAAACCCATATCTTTTACAACTTCGGGAGCCTCTTTTTTTAAAGCTCTTAGTCCTGCACCTTTAGGTCCTGCTGGTATTTCTTTTGCCATTTTCGTACCTCCTATGTTAAATCCTTCTGCGTCATTCATTTTTTTAGCTTTTGCTAAAAGATCGTCTGCTCTGTTTTTAGATACACCCATTTGTCTTGCCATCTGAGTTCTCATTCCACCTCTTCTTACCATTTTTTACAACTCCAATATCTTGCAGTTAGTTTAGAAGGAGGCGCACTATCACACTTGTGTCTTGCTCGGAAACTTTTTCTTCTGTTCGGTATGTTCTTTTTTATCTTCATATTTGGGTCACCATATCGTATTAACCTTACTTTGTCACCTACTTTAGCAAGCACGGCAAATTTTTTCTTTTTGCCCGGAGTTCTTTTTGGTTTGTTATAACCAGAAAATTTCTCTCCTCTATAGTTTACTGCCATTAAAAAATTCCTTTAAAAACTCCGCCTTTGTTCATTTTTTTAAGTTTAGGTAAACCACCTTTGTTAAGATTTTGATAAGAAGATGTGTCTGTAGGAAGTTTCATACTGCTTTTACCTTTAGCGGCTGCAATCTGTCTTCCTATATTATCTTCGGCAGTCATTTTCTGTTGTGCCATATTTTTAATTTGTTCTCCTTGAGGAGTTTTTGTTTGCTTTTTAACAGGAGTAGTAAATTTTTTCAAAGGATTAGCTTTTGAACTAATAGTTTTTACTGTTGATTTTTTCTTTGTTTCAAAATCTTTCTTTGTAGGCTTTCTACCTAATTTATTTTTCATATTTAAATATTTTCTAAGAGACTCTTTTCCAAAAGAACTAAAGCCTGCTTTAATCATATCTTCTTTTGAAACATCTGCTAGTTTCTTTTTTGGTTTTGTATTTTTTTGAGCGTACTGACTTTTCATCATTAACTCTTTACTACTAAAATTTTTTTTCGCCATGTTACTTCCTCCTTTATCAAATCTTTTTCTAGGCTTGTTTATTTTTTCTTGATTTTTTTTAAGTCTTTTTGCTTCTTTAATAAGAGCGTCTATTTGTGCCATTGGGTCACTTGCAAAAGCTGCAGGAGCTAACCCACTTTTTTTTGTTTCTTTGCCCATCAAGAGCCTCCTTTATTTTCAAAACGTTCACGATTAACTTGTGCTCTTAATTGAGCTATATCTTCAGCAGATTGAATTCTGTCTTTTGCAATATCCTGTCTGCCGTCTTCTCTGTTCTCTTCGAACTGCATTCTAGCATCAAACTCCATAGCTTTTCTTTGCATATCCATTGCCTGAATGTTTAACTCTTTCTCTCTCAAAGCAACAAGCGGATCGGGACCTTTTTGAGGGGGAGCAAAAAGAGCCAGTACTTCCTCCGTGTATTGAGATATGTACTGGGCAACTTTTGCTTCACCATCAACCATAGGTTCGGGTTGGCCAGCTTGTTGTGCCTGCTGTGCCATTGTCATAACTTCCATCATTGCAACACCTCTTGCCTTAAAAGCAATATGCTCACAAAGGTGAGCCAAAAGCAAGGCAAAAATCTGCGGACTGCTTGCAACAACGGGTGTTTTCATAAAACTTATGTGAGATGCCATATGTGCATCGTGATCTTGTTCTTGAAACGCTTGAATGTTTTGACCTGCAATCGCTCTTGCATTTTCTATAGCAGGATCAGTAGGCTGTGGGGGTTGAGGAGGAGGCAGGATTGCCTCTATGTTTTGCACGCCCACAGCCTCGTACATTCTTCTGTACGCTTCGTACAAGTTATGTATTCCTGGATTAGACTGAGCCAGTTGTAACTGAGTTTGAGCTAATGCCATTCTTTGAGACGTAGAAAATATATTAGGGTCAGATACAGGTATTACATCTACTCGGTCATCAAAATCCATTTGTTTTATCATCGCTTCTGCGCCAAAAACATTATACGGATAACTTGGTGGAAGAGACTCGCCAAACACTTTTGCTAACATTCTAAATTCTTGTTTTTGTGCATAGTGCATTCTTTTGTGGATCGCAGACATTACTCTTGAGTTT